CTCTCCAAAATTTCCCCGGAGTGGTTTTTGACCCTAATTCTGGGGTCAAAGTATAGGGTAACTAAATCAAAGGAGACTAGAACTATGCACACAGAAGTACATGATCACTTCGTTGGTCTGCTAAAGTGGCTACTATCTCCTGAAGTTCTTTCTCAGATCGGACTTTATGTCGGTATAGGAGCTTCAATTGTTGGTTTTTCAACTCGTGTGTTCAAGAAACTCTGGAACAAACTCGAAGAAAAGCAAAACCAAGAGATCGAAGGTATCAAAAATTCCATTGAGGCGTTAGCTATCAGCATGGAAGAGATGAGAAAGACCCAAGAGCGAGACTTCTTGAGGTTACAAATCATCACCGGCATCCATTCCGGACGATTGTCGAACAACGAAGTTCTGACATTGTATGACCAGTACGTCCAAAACGGCGGAAACTCGTATGTTAGTCGGGTAGTGAATGATTATGTGGAAGAAGAAAAAAATCAAGGGAAGAGGTAAAACGTAATGTTAGAAAACGTACTTAATTTAATTACGTTAGTTGTCATGGTAGCACCATTGGTTGTTGAAGGGGTTAAATACCTCGGAGCTATCACGCACAACAAAAAGGTTATTACGCTGGCCGAACGAGCAATGATCATCGTATCATCACTCGACCGCTTGGACATTGCTAACGACAGTAAGAAACAAGCAGCTCTAGACAAGCTACTTCATTTCGCTAATGAAACACGTACCCAATTAACTACCGCTCAAGCGGAAGACTATATCGAGAACGCTGTCCAAACGTTACGCAGACTTCAGGAAAGTGCTAGCAATTCGGAGGTATCTACAAATGCCCCGGAGAAGAAATGAAACGGACGATATTCGTCAAGCATTAACACCAGAAGGACGAATGCTAAAACTTACAAAGAAAGCATTCGACTTGGCCGAGCGCCAATTAGACGATGGTACCATAGCTCCAAGTACTTTGAACGCTCTATTGCGTTATGGTACAGTAGAAAACGAACTCCAACTAGAAGGTCTTAGAGCCAAGAACAAACTTAATGACTCTAAAGTCGCTTTGATTGACAGCGAAGTCAAAGGTAAAGGCGACAGTCAAGAAGTTATTAATGCTATTCGTGGTTATATGCCGTCGGAGGAGTTCAATGTCGAATAGAGAGCTTCTATTAGATTTATCTTACGATGAATTAATTAAGTACTCGTCATATGGTGATCGACTAAACTATCTTTCTCTATACAAGAAGGGATACATCTCTCCAAGAACAATCTCGAATAAATTTTACCGATCAAGACTATGGATGGATCTTCGTGATCAAGTCATTGCTCGAGATCTCGGTTACGATTTGGGTGTTCCTGGTATGGATATCGAAGGGCCGATCTTAGTTCACCACATTTTCCCATTGGAAGAAGAGGACATACTAAATTGGGACGAAGACGTATTGTTAAATCCCAATCGGTTGATTACAACTTCTATTAAGACACACAACATAATCCATTATGGAGATAGATCCCAAAGTGTGTATGTCGAAAGAAAGCCTGGTGATACAAAACTATGGTGAGGTACTAATGTCAAAAATTTTAGACGATGTTAAGAGTACTTTAGATTTTGCTTCAGAAGAAGATTCCGGGTTTGATTCTCGACTATTGTTGGAAATCGATGGTATTGTTGGTACGTTATCACAACTTACCAAAGTACACCCAGATTGTGACATAACAAAAGATACCGAATGGGGTCAATTGTTAAAAGAATCTGACAAACATCTATTAAGACTCGTCAAGCAGTACATATTCCTTTCCATACGAGTGGTATTCGATCCGCCTGCTGGTAGTGTCCTAACAACACTAACTACAAGCATCAATAA